AGAAACTTTTACATGATCAACAACTTTATTAAGAGTAATAACAAAACTCACAATCTTATTTGTACTACCAGAAAATGTAACAGTTGAAATACCATAATCTAATGGCAAAATTGCATTAAGTTTTGCTACATTGGACAATGCAGTTTTTTGAATTTCAACCATAAATCTATTCGTTAATTTGATTATTGTGCCCTTATTTGCTGAATCAACCATTTCAGTTGGATACTTAAACCAATTGTTTGGCGATATTTCATCAAGATCAAAAATATCAAAATAAAATTCTTCACCATTTGCAACAAATTTTAGACTATCATAAAATCCGGCAACACTAGAAGCAGTAAAAAACGCATTCGGAACGTGTATATAAATATCTGACGCATTATTACTGCTAGAATCAACAACTTTATAAGAAGTAATATTATTCTTGATTTGATCAAGATAAACATCAAGAAATTCATTACTTATTCTTGCACTATTTTTACCAATATACGAACGCAACACAACAGTTGTATATTTCACTCTCGGATGTAACATACCAGCAGTTTCATAATCTTTAGCAGTAACAAATCTATCACCTACACTTCGAATCTTCTTTGCCATATGCTTTATTTCTTCATTAGATTCAGCAGGCAATCCACCGCGTGAATTAAATTTGTCAAGTAAAGGCAAACCTATTGTTACATCCTGCATTTTTCCAACAAGAGAATCATAATACTGAATAGCTAAAAAAATTTCAGCATAATCCGCATTTCTCACGTTATAAACTTCATCCGTATTATTAACATTTTTTCTATAAAACAAAGTAGTTTTAGATGCTGGCAAAAGAACTTCTACATTTTTACCATTTCCAAAAATTAACTCAATATGACCCTCAGGAGTATTATTAATTTCATACGCATATCTATGCGGCGTATTATTCAAATCCTCAACCTCATGGTATGTTCGTACCAATGTACCTTGTTCATCATATTGTCTAATAACCGTAGGATTATTAAAAATATTTGGTTCGTAAACTACTTCCGTATAACTTCTAATCGTTTTTGGAGCTTTTACTTCCCTTGAAAATGTTCCACCTTGAATAATTGGAATATACAAATACACATTTTTATCTAAAATATTATTACCTTTATCATGGCGAATAACAAACTCGAAACCCAATTCAACCGTTTGAGCATATAAATTTTCTTTTGAATATGACAAAGCATCTTCTGTATTTTCGGTATTAAAATATCTCATTTCATCAAAATAAAGTGATTGAAGTTCAAACATTTTTCTAGAAGCAGCATAATCAACATACAGATTTATGTTTGGATTAAATCTCATTTGAAATTTATCCACAAAAATGCTTCTTTCAAAAAATTCAAAATTATCAACCAAAACCGTCTTTGTTTTAATACCTGACTGTTCAGAAAAATCTTCAAGCCTTTTAAAAATATTATTAAGTGTATTCATAAAATCAGTAGAATCAACAGTTTTTAGCAAATAATCCATTTTATATGGATAATAAGTATCATTTGGTAACGGCATAGGTTCAAAAACAATTTTAGCTGCTTTTCCCAAAATATCATTCAGTGATCCTTGTTGTCTCTTTTTATAGAGCAACATTCCAGCACCTTTTGAATCAGAAATATCTACCTTCACTATCGATACAGATGGCTCAAGTCTTGCAAATTTATATCCAAGCATATCAGCTAGTTTAATAATATTTCTTCTATCTTTAGCAGTTGATAAAAACAATTCATTGTAGCTCATATCAACACGATATGCCATCATTTCACCATAAAAGGCGAAAAGTTCAATCAACATCATAACATAGTCAGAACGAAAATAGTCATTAAAATTAGGATAGGTCTGTTCAATATAATCCTGCAATGTCTGTCTAATCGAATGAAAATCATATTCTTCAAAATCATAATTCTCAATCAAATTAGTAAATTCAGTAGATAATTTTTTGACTTCACGTTCAAATGTTTTAACTGACATAATATTACCTTACTTTATTAAAAATATCTTGTTTCTCTTTATTTATTCCTTCCTATCCATTTCTTTTTCAAGGTTTGTGCATTTTTGATGTTTTCAAAATAAATAAGAATAATATAGCATTTGAGGGGATAAAGATGACCACTGTTAATCTATGGAAACAAGGCAAATATGAGGCAAAAAACCCAGAAAAATATAAAGGATCATTACCAATAGTTTATAGAAGTAGTTGGGAACACAGGGTTTTTTATTTTCTTGACAATAACCCATCAATCATTGAATGGGCCAGTGAAAGTATCGTGATTCCATACGTTTGTCAATTGGATAACAAACAACATAGGTATTTCGTTGATATAAATTTCATTGTTAATGATCGTCACGGCAATCAAAAAAGATACCTGATAGAAATCAAACCCTTCGATCAAACAGTTCCACCACAACCACCAAAAACAAAATCAGCAAAAGCAATACAGCGGTACAATCAAACAGTGTTAGAATTTCAAAAAAACCAAGATAAATGGACTTTCGCAAAAGCTTGGGCTGCAAAGAATGGATATATTTTTGATATTTGGACAGAAAAAACTTTAGGTATCAGATAACTAAAGTTTGTAAAATTTGAACGTGGAAAAAGCCGGATAGTAGAATATCCGGCTTCTTTAACACTAATCGTTTTTCTCTAAAAATTAGAGAGAAACAACTACCTTACCATAGTAAGCATCTGCGCCCAACATATTGTCGGCCAAACCATATCTGGTGGACAACATAACTCTTGGCATAAAGGTATTACCATCCAAGATTGTTGGAGAAACTTCTAGTGGGACATATGGCATGTAAACAATACCAGTATCAGTCTCAGACGAACCCTTGTAACCCATAACAACATCATTATTAGTTCTGATAATGTCTGTAAAGACTTTAAATCTACCCTCAATAGCACCGGCCAAACCAATATTGGTTGGGTCAACATAGCTAGAAGAAGCTGGGGCGAAATTGAATGATCTCAAAGTCTGAAGGACAGTCAATACGTTTGGATTTACGATCATCCAGTTAGCAGCGCCTCTTCTGGTTCTAACAGCAACTTGGTTGGAAACTTCAAGAATCTTTGTATAAAGAGCTTGATATTTCTCGGTCATCGAGTTAGTACCGGATACATTTGCATAATCATAATTGGTTGTATAACCAACTTTAGCTTCAATAGCATTGACCAATTCTCTGTCAATGTCATTAGCAATGGTTTGTGCCAATGCGGTGATCATTTCTTTCTCAATATTGATACCCAAAGAAGCTTGTGCATCTTGTGCTGCTTCCAATGACCATTGAGCTGCCAACTTTCTAGTTCTAGCAGTAATAGTTGTCTGCGTAAACTTCAAAGTTGTCTCTTTGAATGCAGTATAAGTAGGATCACTAACTGTATTCAAAGTCATTTTTTCACCAACGTCTGTATCCATCTTAGTTGCATACTGATTAACACCAGCAACGAAAGAAACTTCAGCACCAGCTGGGTATGTAACAACAGCACCAGCAACAGTAGCTTGTTGTGCATCAGGATCGTGAGAAATCAATGCATTATATCTGGTAGCCTCTGCGGTTGCCAATGCAGCATTTCCATTAAAATCAACGGTTGATGCTTGGGAATACACATACTTGAGAGACATACAGATACCAGTTCTCTCTTTTAATGGCTGAACACCAACGAGTTGGTCAGCAATAACATTTGTCATAACTCTTCTTGCCAAAGGCATAATTAATTTAGGTACTGATTTAATAGCACCTGAGAAAGTGGCTTCATTCAAAGACTCGGCATATCTTGCTTGGTTCTCAAGAATAACTCTCATACTATCCTTTCTTCTGTCTTCTACGCCCTCTAACAACGATTCCACTAACATTTTTGGTTGTACTCTCATTTTGTTATCTCCTTAATGAATTCAGATTTTATTATTCATTATTATTTATACATATTATAAAATTAACGAGGTTTTTAAAAAAATAAAGGATTATAATATCCAAATCTTATTTTCTAACTCCTGCATAAGACAACAATGTGGCTAGATCATCACTCATTGCGTCTTCCTTTTTAATATCGCCAGAACTAATTGAAGTTTTTCTGGTTGCAGATTCAGTCAAAACTTTATCTGTTTTCTTAGTAACTCCAGCTACTTCCTTTTTAGAGAACCCAGAATTAAAGGTATCAATAACAGATTCCATTAACTCATCAATTTTTGATTCTAATTTATCAGACTCAATATTCTCGGCTAATTTCTGTAAAGCCTCTTTCTTATCTTTGGCCAACACAGATCCCTTTGATTCAACAATAACTTTTCTTTTTAGAGTTTCTACTTCAGCCTGTGACTCTTCCAATCTAGCATGCTCTTTCATTAGCATATGCTTATATTGTTCAACCTTAACTTCGGCTTCTTTTTTCATCTCTAAAATTTCTTCCGCAACCTCAGAATCAACATCCCAATATTGCTTTACAACAGCCTTAATAGACTCCAACAATTCCCTACCTTGAGTTTCTTTCATAATAGCAACTCTATCAGCCTTAACTTCAGCTAATTCCTGTTCCAAGAAAATCTCAGTAGAAGTTACCAAATTAGTCTTGAGTTTTTCAATTCTCTCATCAGCCTCGGCAATCATTCTTTTTTCAGTAGTTTTAATAGCTTCATTAACTTTATCTTGAACAAGTGGAGTCTTAGATACTAGAGCAGTAATATCGAGGTCCAACAACTTCTCAATTTTTGCTTCTAAAACTTCAATATATTCACTAGCTTCAACCAAAACAGTTGTCATTTCTTCAACTTTCTCAGCATGTGCTTCTTGAATCATTTCAAATGTTCTATTAAATTTCTCTTTACCAAGATCAAAAGCTTTCTCATATTTTACTTCTGCTTCCTTTAACAACTTAACTTCAGCAGCATCCATATCAGACTCAGAAATATTAACAAATGGTTTTGACTCTAATTCTGCGATTTTTGTCTCCATTTCGGTAATAGTTTCTTTTGCACCCTCTGCAACAACTTTAGCTTCATTTAATTTGGTTTTGTAACTTTCTTCTAAAGTTTTATATGCATCTTCAAACTTAGTTTTAGCAGCTTCAAATGTTTTCTTTGCTGCTGTCTCAACTTCTGCTCTAACAGAATCTTCTTTTGCTTTCAAGGCTTCAGTTAAAGCAGTTTCAAGAGATTTTTTAACTTCATCTGTCAAAACATTATTTTCCAACAATGGTTTTAGGATTTCTTGCATCATAACTAACATCTCCCTTAAACATACTTTTCTTATTTATTTTATTTATTTATTACAGAATTCAAAAAACTCTTAATTTCGTTTTCAAAATATTTTTGTGCAGCAGCATCATGACGTACTGCCTCACCTAAAGAAACGATTTTTTGATTATTATAAATATCATTAATTGATTCTCGTAAGCTTGTTGGAAATGCTTCCGGAGCACTAGGAGTTGCCACAATATCAACAGTAATCAAATTAAAAGATTCGACCAATGTAATATCATCTCTATATGTTGTTGAACCGGAACCTCTTGATGAGACACCAAGTTTAATACCTTCTTTTAACAAAGCCTTAACAATTTCACCTTTTGGTGTGTCAAGAATCTTTGCTCTACCCATAACATTATCACCGCTCCATCTTAATGATTCAACTACATGAGAAACATTATTAAGATCAATAGTCAATTTCTCAGGATGTTCCAATTCACCCAAAACATTATACCCACTAGCCATTTTATCAGTCATTTTATTAATGGCTTCGGTCAAGACACTCTTAGGATAAACCCTACCATTACCATTCTGTTTTTCAGCTTGCATAAAAATACCATCAAGATACCAATGAGTGCTGCTTTTAGTTTCTTTCAGATTAGCAACAGATGGTCGTAAAGTTTCAATCAATAAACAATCAGTCATAATTTATTCTCCACATTATGGGGCTACAAAAACTTCATCAGTTTCATTCATTCCAGCTTTAATAGATTGTTCCTCTTCATTAGGGTCATTGTATCTATCACCAAATACATCCTTATTTGAAACGTATCTTTTACCAGCCATATATTCAGCCAATGATGTTTTCAATGAAACTCTAGCTGCATTAAAATCATCAACTGCAATAGCGTCAACCATATCTCTCAAGCTACACATATTGATCTCCTTTTTATTAAAACATTTATTTATGCATTGTTTAACCCAACAATTATATTTCTTATTTATCATAAAATAAATTTTCAACAGCATTTTTGATAAATGTTTTTTTATAAGTCGATTATTGAAAAAAAGCATAAAAAAAGGTGTAGAAATTAATCTACACCTTTCTCTTTTTTGTAAATCAGATAGTTTATTTAGGTTATCTGTTCCATGAACCAGGATCAGAAGAAGGACCAGGAGTATTATCTCCTTGTGTTGGGGTAGCAACATCATAAACAAAATCATATACCCAGGTTGTGAAGTTAGAATATCTAACACTTAGATTAACCATAGAAGTACCACCATCATCAGAATAATCTAAAGTACCAAAATCACAGGTCATAACAACACACTTGTTATAATACCATGCTGCCAATGCAGTGCCATCACCGGAGAGTTCTTCAGCCGATACATTGAAGAAATAAGCTGCGGCGTTTCTTGCATGCCAGTTATTGTTAAAGTTAGCTTGTTTCTGTAGTTGGGTTTGAACACCTTTAGTAACGGCGTTGTCCAAAGCATCATCTAATTCAATAGTACAAGCATCTTGTGTTTTTCTGCCTGCAAAATAAACTTTTGAGTTCAACTTTGGAACCTCAACTTCAGCAAAAGTAATATTTGGTTTTGTAATAGTTTTTACATGATGTCCAACATGCTTAAATACACCGAACTTAACTCTAAATCTATGGATAAGTTTAACTTCCATATCTTCAGTATTATGATCACCATCATCACCACTATGGAAAGATGGAGAACCGAAGTCACCATTAACAGCTGCAGAGTCCATGTAAGGAACAGCGCCTGTATTATTTGCAGTTACCAAATATGGGTCTTCACCATCATACCACAAACCCGAATTGGTTCGAGTCATAGGTGACATTCCGCCCAAACCAGGACTATTTGTGGTAGCTGCTTGTAAATTTACTGGATGTGGCATTTTTTAATCTCCTTTATAAAGTCAATTTTTTATCTTATCTTGTACAATTATTTATATCTTAATAATTTTTTCGCACATTATGAAAATTAATCTATTATGTTAATTATTTATCATTTTTATAAAAAAGTGTTCTATTAGAAAATTACACTAATCCGTTCGAATCCTTATATTTTTGCCATTTAACAAGTGAAGTCATATTTTCTTGAATCTCTTCTTCAGACCAACCTAGAATCTTCTTCTGTAAAAACTGCGGTGAAAACTGTTCTAATGGGAATCCAGTAAACACTGTTTGTCTTTGAACCATCTTCTCCAATTCCTGATTTTCGGCAACATTGATGGATTCTTTCCATTGAATTTCAAGATCATCTGGTGGAATTGTAACACCTTTCTCTGTCAAAAAATCCAAAAACAAAACTTTGAAATCCCATAGGAACTGTTCACGAATTTCAGTCAACCATTTTCCAAACCTTGCCTCTTCAGCCAATGCTGCACCAACTTTACCATCATTCCAAACAGGAGGACTTTCAGTATTAAAATATGTTGCTGGAATCCTCATTCCGTTCAAAAGTTTTTTATAAAAGTAATGAACATCAGATATTTCTCCAAGGTTCGAATTTCTTGTGTAAATTCCACTACTTAGAGCAAAAGTATGATAATTATGGATTTCTTCGTTTCCATCAACGGTGATTGTACCAACATCAATACCATAATCAAGAAATTCAATTTTGACAATTTTATGATTATACGCAGGAACTTTAGAAATAAAATCTTTCCATCCAGTATAATTAAATTGTCTAATTAACTTATAGATGTGCTGTTGAGCAAAAACATCTAATTTTCTTTTATCAGTACCTTTATTATCCCACACATTGATATCTTGAAAATGCTGCATAAACTCATCATTTTCATTTAGAAATCCGAGAATTTTTTTATACTGTGTTTCCCCAGTTTCATTAATAATATCAATCACAAATTCTAACATCCATCTATCAAGGTTAGTTTCAGCATTTTTCCATGGTTGATGAACACCCAAGAGATGATTTTTCAATTTATCATAATATTCTTTGTCCATGTTAATTCTATTTGCTAGACTATTACCGGATCTCATATATACATCTTTTTTAAATTCCAAATCAGAATTTTGCTTTTCTATTCTAGCAGCGGAACCCATAAACGCATGTTTTGTCTGTGTTGTAATATACTGTTTTTCAAAATGACTATCTTTTCTTTTCTCTGCAATACCATCAGACATCAATTTAGACATATGCTGTCTTTCTTCAAGTGTCATTTCATCCCAATGTGTTTGTTTATTTTTTCTAACTTTTTCTATAAACGATTTGTACACATCTGGATTATTTTCAAATTTTTCTCTAATAACTTTTTGAGCTGCATATGCACCGGCAACACATTGTTCTTTTGTAAAAGACAAATCTTGATGTAATTTCCAATGATCCTTATTATTCATTTTTACTAAATTATCTGGTGAATTATTAAATCTATTAAAATCATTATGATGAACAGTATCCTTTTTACCTTCTATCATATACGTGTATAGATTTTCTATAAACGAATTAACCATTCTATGAGTAAAAACCCATTCATTTTTAGAAACATCAAAAACCTGTTCATATGCATTTCTATTTGTACCAATAGTTGCCAATCTCTTCCTAAACGGAATCAAACTCTGTCCTTCAACTAAATTCTGTGCCTCAACAAAACCAATATCTCTAATAGGAAATTTATGATCTAACGTACATGTTACAGTTTCTCCATTATCCAATGTAATTTTCATAACTTTTGTATTCTTTCTAGTTACACCGGCCCATGTAATCTTACCAGGTGCCAATTCACCAGTAATAGGATTACATGAATAAACCCAATTTACTTTTTCTTTATTATTTTCCCATTCATTTATAATTTCTGATAACATTAATTCTCTTCCATCAAGTAATGGAATTTTTGTATCCAATGCCAAACATGCCCCAGGAAGTGTTTCAATTCTGCTTCCTCTTCCATCCGCTCTTTGAGCAAAGAAATAATCTTCTTGCATAGACAATGGGTTAAAAGATGAAGCAATACCCAATTCTTTGTTTTCTTGAGTAGCTGCTGTTCTTCTTCTTTTGATTTCATCTTTAGTTTGAGTAACAACTTTCTCAGCAATTTTTGCAGGAGCTTTACCAACATCAATATAAAATGCTCTTCTTTCTGGTGCTCTAACGATTCTATAGATGATCAAAGAATCTTCGAGTAATGAAACTTTTTTCCAAATTGGAAAAAGACTTTCAAGGTATGATTCACCAAATGGGAAAAATTGTGAATTTTGTCCACGATGCATAAATCTCACCATAAGATTTCTTGGAATCATGTAAAAATCTTCACCATTTTTCGAAACCAATTCTGCCAATTTTTTACTTGAAGCAGTCTCAAGGTTTTGAAACTTTAGGAATGCCAAATAACTACCAAGTTGTGCTTCATCAATTTTTTTCTTTGCAATGTAATAATTAATTGGAGAAATACCAACTTCATCATATTCAATAAAATCAATATCTTTGTTTTCAATTCTTCTCAATCCTGCAAATTTACCATCTGGTGTCTTAACCATAAAATAAAAACTATCACCATACTTCAATGACTGTCTAACAGCATATGGTAAAATCTCTTTAAGTTTCAATACGTTCGTAAACTGTTTTATGATTTTACTCAAAACCGGTTCAGGAACTTTATTATTTGTTTCAATTTTGAAAGGTGAATTAGTGACAGCATCAAATACAAAAATTTCTGTTGAAATAATATCAAGAGCAAGATGAATTTCTGGATATTTGTCCATTTCCTCATATGTTAGATAACGCTCTAATCTTTTTCCGGATTGTTCAACAAATTTAGTGAACGCATCCATGTACGTCATCCACATAGGAGTAGCTGCTTCAGTCAGAAGATTACCTTCACTTTCATTCAAGTAATGATTTAATTTTTCATTAAGAATATCCATTATTCACCTTTTTCTTAAAAGTTTTACCTATATTTATATTAAACATATGACATACCTTCGGTTCTTCCAATTTCAAATTGACGACTATTATCCTGTCTACTCAAACTAAATGTATTAGCTCTACTATCCTGCTCTGCTCTTGTAGTATCTATCATATTAGACTTATTCAAATGACTGGTTTGTTTCATATTTTCACGTAACATCTGATCTAATAACTTCTCTACATTAGCCATGGATTGAACATTTTGGGTGGAATAATTATTAGTTGTAGTATTAGTTGACGCTGCCAATGTTGCTGCTGCTCCACCATATCCTGTTCCAATACCACCAGCGCCAATAGGGGAAGCCATTCCAGATGTGCCAGGAATTTCAACACCACCAGCTCTTGCCATAGGACTAGGCAAACCAAAATCACCCATACCCATGGCATCAAGTCCAAAACCACCCATACCCATACCCAGCATGCCCATGCCGCCACCAGCAAGACCCATATTCATACCACTTAATAATGGATCAGCACTGAAATTACTACCACTCGGACTTAACCCAAGATCCATACCACTCGTTAACGGACTTTTTTCTTCACCTGGAGGAGGTAAAACAGCTCCGAATGATGCAGGGTTAGATAATAATTCTTTTTGCATTTCTGGAGACATTTGTTTCAT